ACTGTCTCTGCCACCCATGTTGTAATCTGGCGCTAAGTTTTGTTTTAAGAATTGGGTTTGACCATCGCGCTTTACAATGCGCGACTTGCCTTCCTTAGCTGATTTAATCATTGCTTCACGCAGTTCGTCTTGCGTCATATGCTGTACCCCATTTCTCTTAGCTTGTTTACAAACTGGTTTAATTCAGAACGCGCAGCCCACAGGTCTTGCTTAACATTTGGATGTGGATCTGTTCTGTTCTCTTCATCAATCAAGCGATCAACTCTGCGCTTAAGAAAGTCTAGCTCTACTTTATGCGCTGGCGTTACTTCCATCACTCATCCTCCTGTTGGGGTTTGCGCTTAGGCCTTACAACATTTGATTCTTCATACTGAATGACGCACTGCACTGGCCCGTATAAATTGTATGGATATTTTTCTATAAGATCAGCGCATTCGTATGGCGATGAGAAGGTCATGATTGCGACCCATGTTGTTTTTATCATTTGTATTTCTCCACTGTGCTTTTACTGAGGCCGAGAAACATAGCTATAGATGTAACACACCAGCCTCGATTTCTAAAATATTTTATGTCGGATAGTTCGTCATCGGTTAGCGGTTTGTTGCGCCAGCCTTTGCCATAACCTTTATGAGCTTCTTTCTCAGAAGGTGGCTCTTTCTTTTTTCTTCTTGAAAGACCGTTGGTTTCCTTCATGCGCTCGTTGCAACCTCTTGCATCGGCCATCATCTTTTCTAATTCAGTCATTCGTTACTCCAAAAAAAACCCTGCCTATAATTAAATAAGCAGGGCAGTTGACAGGGCAGTACTTGGGAGGGTGTACCCTTGGAGAACATCCCTATTCTAGAACGGAATGTCATCGCCTTGCAAGGGGTCATCTCTTTTTTGCGGCTCGCTAATCACAAAGGAAAGATAAGGCTTGCCATCTTTCATGCGCCGCCATGCTGCAACCCTGCGGTCTGATGTTGGCTGGGTGTATGGCATTTGCTTATCCGCTGTGTTGTAAACGGTTCCAGTGTAATTAGGTGCTGACTCTTTACTGTTGTCATTGGGGAACATAGCTCCTACTTTTTCGTAGATCTCCATGATCTCCTTGCCGTTCTTGGATTCACGGCGAACAACGCAGTACTTACCATCGCGTCCTTCGACATTGATCTTGCCTTGTAAGATCATCTTCATGTCATCGAATGGTGGGAATGCTGCGCCGTTATTTGTTGGATCGTAATCTGCCATGCTTCTGGCTCCTTTTGTTGTGTAGCTTACCAGCTACCGTTGCTGCTCTTGCTTACACTATCTTGATCGTACTTGTTGCCATCCATCTTACCTAAGAAGATATCAGCATCGCATCCGATATGTGACAGCGCTTTAGTGAGGCCATCAGTGATAGCCATCTTCGGTGCATCTTCAGCCATACGACCCTTAGCTGCATCAAAGAACTTACGGCACCCTGTGAAGGGGCCAAATGAATTAGAGGGTGTGCCATGCCAGACAGTAACATGCGCTAGTACAGCGCTGTCTCCGTTGCTCACAGGTACAATCTCTGTTGTATTGTGCCATCCCCAGCCTTCGCCTACTGCACCAAACTCTTCTGTCATCTTTTTGACTTGGTACTGCGGGTCAATCGCAGTGAATGAACGGCTGCCGAAGCTGACCTTCTTCAGATACTTGGGGTCTGAAGAGGCCAGCCTGTCCCATACGTCGAGGTTATTAGTCATTGTTAGGTTCTCCTTGTTATGCGGAGTGATCCCCGCTTGTCTCGTTTGATTGTGAGGTGGTCGCAGTAAACTTCTCGTTCGTTATCACCGACCATTTGCTTGAGGTCTTTCTTAGCGTTCTCAAAGACACGGTTGTGTTCGTATCCGTTGATATAGGTAATCGATGCGTCGATAAATTGGTTGTCTGTGCTGGCGTCACGCTTGACCATGTTGTCCACCTCAACTTTGTCGATGCTGATTGCTGGCGTATCCACACCAACCGGCTCTTCATCGCGTACAACGTAACCCCAGAAGTCTGACACCACCGTCCACATAGAATCGAAATAGCTTTTGTTGTACGAGACATAGGCTGATTCCCATCTGCTATTGCCAAAGATAACTGAGAAGTAAGCGCCATCAGCATCAGCTAGATGACAGTACATTTGTATTTGCGGCATGTAGTATTCAATTACATCATCCATATTCTTGTATGGGTTAGTGTGCTTGGCTTCAACAATACGCGTTGCCCACTTAGCATCGATCATACCCTTGGCTGGTACTGGCCCAATCATATCTTCATATTCATGCTGATGATTAGACAGCACACAATCATGCTCATGCTCAAACCATTCAAGATTGAAGTCTTCAGTGCAGTTGCCGAGTTGTACTGCAAGATTGCGGAACAAATCCTCTGGCTCTACGCGACCAGTCTTGATCTGCCATAGCTCTAACCAATTACCCTGCATAATTTTTACGCAGTCACTTCCTCCGATGAAACCCTTTCGTTCCATTGTGTTCTCCATTATTGTTTTGTTTATAACTACTTACATACTGCATATACGCAGTTGGATCAAGAAGATTCTTCTTCGTAGGTAACAACGGGAAGATCGACTTCGGGAATATCACCATACTTGTCAAAGTCAGAACGAGTTAGCAAACCAAAGTCTAGCAACTCTTGCTTCAACCTACCGCGCAGCCAACACTCGCCAACACGCTCGCCATTGCAAATGCGCTCAGCATTAATGCGATGAGAGTCAGCGACCCAACCAACGTTAGCTTGGTATTCTTTTTTGTATGCATCGTGTGACCCACGAGTCACGCTTGCAGACCAGACATCGCCGGTTACATACCGGCCAATAGATTTTAAATCTTTTTTCATTGAGCCATCCAATACTCTTTAATGCGCTTGCCATTTTCAAGCTTGATAAACTGGCTATCAATTGCAAAACCTTTTTCTTTAAGATCGCAGATGCGACGAGGCAATGACCAGCAACCAAACTTTTCTAAAGCAGTCATGCCTGTTATGCTGTTGCCCTGCTCAAGCCATGCTTGGATGTTTTTATTCTGTGTCTCCGTGTGATTCATAGCTGTTCTCCAATAGCTGTTGAAAGTTTTCACCAGTCATGATGACCAGTGTTTGCGGCGTTCCTCTACGCCGTTTATAAAAGGCAATGTCTCTGCCTTCTAATACTGTGAATGGACTAGGGAAGCCTGACTTATCTCTGTACTTTACTTCTCCCACCAATTTTTTTCCGTTGAGGTAGAGGTGGATGTCTCCTGAATACTCTCCTCCCAAGCTCCCCGAGAGGGGGACCCTCTTCGCTTCGAGCGGCGCTTTGATTTTGTTGAGCCACGTGACAAACCACTTTTCGTGGTAAGTTCCTTTGCTCTTGTTATGGTTTGCCATTTGTCCTCCTCATAGCAATGAAGACAAACAAACCAATGTTTCTCCATTGATCCTTTGCCATTTGTTTTTAGCATTGCCACGAACAATTCAGTTCTAGTCTCGCAAGCAATACAGTTTATAAATTCCTTACCTTTTTTTGACTTCAATGTCGTAGCCTAACGCATCCAGCCAACACATAAGAAAGAATCCAGACGGAACTCTCTTGTGCTGTTCCCATTTGTGAATCAAAGATTCAGTGCAGCCTACTTTATGAGCGAGTCTGTCTTGACTTAAACCCTGCTCGTGCCTTGCGGCTACTAACATTTGGATCATTTGCTCGTAGTTGTTTGGTATTCTCAGCTGCGATTTGTCTTCGCTCTTGCTCATGAATAGCTTCAAGAACCTTGCTTGCGGTAGAAAACCTAAGCTCGGTTGCTTCCCCTATAGTGCGATAGTAAGTTGACGTTGGTACTTCAGCGACACGAAACGCTTTCAATAGCTTTACGTTTCGTGCCTTTGCTTCTTGCTTAAGATATTCCAAGTATGATTTCATGCTGCGAATATGCAGTTAAAAATCTATATCGTCAATCTCTACCTCACCATCACCCGAACATCTTGAGCATGGCTCTGTCATTACATCTATCACACCGATGTCACGATCAAAGCCTTGAGGCCTTGCTATCTCAAAGGTAATAATGCCCTCGCCATTACAGTGAGGGCAGACTTCTTTAGTAGGGGATGTCATCATCAATAGCCTCCTGTCTGTTAAGATAGTTAGCCTCCCATGCCTTAGTTGCTCGGTCAACAAACTTATCATAGTCAAACTTTGGATTGGTTTGCTTTAGTTTCTGTGCGATTTCCTGCA